AAAATAGACTTACCATCTCCAGCTAGCAATGTTCCAGCTTTTAATAATTTACGTCCGTTTTCTGTTACTGTTCCTGTAGTTGCTTTATCTACTGTTACTGAAATAGCTTCAAACTCTAAGTTATGTAAGATTTCAGTTTTATTAAAAATTGTTGTTGTTTTCATCTCTTATCCTCCTAAAATGGTTTTTTGTAACTTACACCTTGTGCCAGTCTTGCTCCTAAGTTCAACGGCTTTTCCGCTCCAGTAGCACCAACATTAGGTGTCGTTTGTCTAGCAGATTCTTTCACAGCTTTATTTACCGCTTCATTGAATACTTTCTCAAGTATATTCACCGCTTTTAAAGCATCTTCTGCTGTCCCATGTAAAGCGAATGTCTCAGCTAATTCAGTAGGTAATCCTTTACTAACTAAATCTTTCTGAACTTCCACAATTAGTTGAGAGTGTCTAAACTCAGCTACTTGTTTCTCAAATTCTGCTTTTTGGTCTTCAAAGTCTTTATCACGTTTTTGACTTTCGCTTAATTTTGAATAGTCTTCACGTTTTTTTATTTCTTCTTCTAATCTTGAATTAAAGTTAGCTTCATTTTTCGCTTGTTGATTTTTTAAAGCTGCTTGAACTGCTTTATTTACATAGCTATCTAATTCAGATTGAGTAGTAGGTGCTTTAAACTCAGGTTCAGTATTGTTTGTTTCCGTTGTTCCTTCATCTGCAAAGTGTTGTAAGTTTAGTTTTAATAAAAATTGTTTGTTCATTGTTTCTCCTTATCCACGCTAGTCCTATTTCTTATTGATCAGTTGTGCACCACTTATCTATAGAAATAAGCCACGCTAGTTTAATTTGACATGATAAAAAGACCTTTTAACGTCATGTCTAGGACGAAAATGGAACATTTTGTATCGTTTTAAAAGTTTAAATGGAAAAAATGATGTATTTTTCCATTTTGAAAGTAGTTATTTAATTGAAAATGGAAAGTAAGCGGTTTATTTCCATTTTGACATAATAAAAACACCTAACAAAAAATGTTAAGTGTTTAGTAGATTCTTTCGAAGTATCCTTTCGGAGTATATACTGGTTTATTTTCTTTTATAGCTTTATCGATAATTTGTTTAATCTTAATATAAGCTTCCTCTGTAACAGGGTCATCCAAATACTCAAACATCGGAAAATCTTCTTCAAAATGTTTTTCGTATTCTTCAATTTTACCGTTAATTTTTTTCATAGCTTCCATATTTTCAACATTAATCATCATTTTTCTCAACTCCTTGAATTATATCGTCTATTATAGTTTCATATACTTTTAAAGCATTAGGAAATACTTTTTCAAATATTTCTTTATGTTTAGGAGATACTAGCATTTCTTGAGCATGTGCAAAAAATTCTGTTTCAGCACTCCCTGGTTTTGTCCAATACTTTTTACCGTGTCCTCCACCTATAGGGTATTCACCGAACCAACCTGTACTTTCAAACATATCCGAAACAGCATTTAAGTAATTTATATCTCCGTTTATTTCGCTTTCTTTTGCTAAGTCTCTTAATTCTTTTAAAACTCTTGACTTATTATTTTGAATTTTATCACTTAATTCATTATATTTTTGTTCCCATATTTCTTTTTCTGCTTTTTTTCTAGGTTTTTTCCCTAAACTTCCTAAGGTAGGTAAATCACCGTTTATATAATTCCATATATCTTTATTAATTGTTTCTTTTAATTTATATTTTGGTAAACCAGAAGCGTGAGTTATTCTTTGTTCTTCTTCATACGTTAAACCATAGATTTTTCGTTTTACAAATACTCCGCTACCTATAGATGTTTCACCTGTTAAAATTTTCATACCTAAACTATCTATCGCATGTCCGTTTTCATGAAACAATACTAATCCTTTAGGAGATACTCTTCCGTATTTTTTACCCTCAAAATCATTTTTGTTTATTTGAACCGTAGCTCCTCCAGCATAAGGATGTACATCTTTTAAAGGGTAATAGTTTATATCTCCAGATAAATATTTGTATAATTTTAACATTCTCTTATCTTCAACTTGTTTTATAAAGTCTTTATAGTCGGTGTAGTATTTATCACCAAACATTTCTTTAGCGTTGCTTTTTTCTAAAGTTTTATAAACTTCTTTTAATAAATTATTATTCTCTTTAATCATACCATCCTTTTCATCCTCTTGTAAATTCTTATCCAGCCCTCTAGCTTTACGATATTCCGCTATTTCTTTATCTAGTTTTTCACTATCGTAATAAGCTGCACTTGAACATTTGCAAAACGGATGCATAGGATAGTAATTTACACCTACTTCTCTATCTTTAATCTTAAAATGTTGTCCATCAAGATGCTTACATATATCACATGCTGTAGGTTCAGAGATATACACATATTCTTCATAGCCTGCTTGCTCCATGCTATCTATTTGTACATCTCCTTGAACTCGTGCCGCTTCAGTTACTAATAGTCTTTTAGCTTCATGAACTCCTACATCAAACTGCTTTCTAAGTCTTCCTACTAATTCAGTTGAATTTCCACCTTGAATTATAGAACGTCTTAACATAACCTCAATAGTATTCATTAAAGCTTTTTGGTTAGTCCACAATGTTTTACTGAAATTCCCATATTTATAATCACTATTCACAATAGCTTTAATACCTTCTTTGCTGTATCTCAATTCAGTATCAAGTATTCCAGCCTGTCTAGCGTATTCTGTCTTACCTAACTTTTCTAAGTGATCAGTTATTTCTTTGCTATTATCTTCAGTTAAGTTAGTTAAGTGTAAGTTTATTTCAGCCTTTAACAACTCTAACCTATTAATTCTCATGGTAGCATTATAAAGCTTCAATTCTTCATTAGCTTCTGGGCTAAAATCTTTGTTCTTAACATACTCTTTTGCTTTCTTCTGAAAGGCTTTTACATCGTGTTCAGAGACTCTCTTTTGTGCTTCCTCTATAGAAATACCTTCTGTCTTCGCATAACGTTCATAGAATACTTTAATTTGATGTTCTACATCTGCTAAGGTAATAACAAAGTTTTTTTCAATCTGTGACATCGTTTCTTTTTCATCTTTAATCTGATTGAGTTGGTTTGCTAATTCTCTTTTCTTCCAGTAATTAAACGATTGTTTCATCTACTATCACCTCTTCACCATCGTGTAAGTAGCTTTCTATATCCATTTCATTTAGTCCTAAGTCTTTTAAGAATTTTCTAGCCAATGCTTCGCTATAATCTCCAGCTTTGAATTTCTTAAGTATACTTGTGATTTTATAAAGTAGTTTTCCTTTATCAACATCATATCCGGCATTTTCTTCTGGTACTGTTGGAGTATCAAGTAATTCTTGTTCTTTTTTCGGATCGTCTACAATTCCAGTAAGTCTCATTGCTGTTTCATTAGTAACCATTCCTCCTAATGATTTAAAAGCGTTGATAGTCTCTTCAAGTGCTTTAGGTAGGTTAGGATTGAATGTGATTTTAAGTTTTGAAATATCAAAATCAGTTAATTCTTTAACATAGTCACCAATATTAGCTATAAGTTGATATCTACGTTTTAAACTTTTCTCAAATAACGATTGAGTATCTACTCTTGCTTGCTCCAGTCCAAACAGTTTATACTTCATAGCTTCACCGCTTTGAACACCATTGAAATTTTGGTCTGTCATATCTGGAGTGTTAGTATATTTATGAATATCATTTACAATACGTTTTTTATAAGACTCAACACCGTTCACATCATACTGTTTATAAAGGTATTTAGCATCTACTTTCCCTTCAGTACCATTAATATCAACAGGTGGTTTTAACTGAAGTAACCTTGCACGTCTCATTTTACGCATGTATTCAATTTGTTTTTTGTTATCCCCTAACACATCATCTGGGAAAGCCACTTGTCCGAATATCGCAAGAATAGCATCAGAAGTATCAGTCATATAATTTGCTGTGTCAGATTGAACTGCATCGTATGAGTCGATTAATGATAGCTCGCTTTCGTAATCTCCCATACCTTCAGCTGTGTTGAGATATTCTGTGATAGGTACATCGTTAAACATATGAGGTTCAACCGCAAGAGGTGTGATTCCGCTATCTTCAACTTTGCACTTGTGAATAACATCATTTAAATACACATCTATAAAATGCTGTTTGTTATCTGATAATCCTACAGAATAGTACCTTACACCAGCTAACATTTTATCTTCTAAAGTATTATCATAAATCACAAATGTATTTAACGGATCTAGTCTCTTAACTTTTGTTACGTCTTCCATAGAACGATAAACTAAATCGTATGCTCTACCTACTTTTGATAAGTCTAGTACAAGCATTCTGTTTAAATCATGAAAGCTGTTGACTTTAGCTATTTCTTTCAATATTTCATCTGTTTTACTGTTTTCTTCTCCGTCTTCATATTCAACTTGAATAGGTTTACCAACTAAATATCCTTGCTTAAACACAGATATACTCTTACCAAAATTATGAATGATTCTAGTATCTGCCATATCTTGTTCGCTTCTTCTTTGTTGAATGCTAATAGTATGGTTATTACCTTCTGAATAGTCGTATAACTCTTGAATTCTAGGACGTTGTGTACTTTTGTGATGCTCCAGGAATTCCCTTAAGACTTTATGTTCATTTTCAAACAATTCTTCAACGTTATTGATTCTATATCGCATTCTAGATTCTCTATGAAATCTAAGTGTTAAAGTTTTACTCTTACCAGTACTATCAACGAATGTTTCATTGTATGCCATTTATTATCCTTTCCCAAATCCAGCAACAAGTGTGCTGTATTGATTATCTTGTTTATTTTGTTGACCAATAATATTAATGTAAGGTATATATCCATATTGACTAGCGTTGATAGTATGGTCATTTCTATCTTCTGGTTCGTCTTTATCTTCTTTCCACGAATATATATTTAATTCTCTGATATGTTCTTCACAATGGTTTAACACTAAGTATTTTAAATTCTTCATCCAACCACTTGAAATATTAATTCTATCTATAATTTTTACACGCTTATCAGCATTATAAAATTCATATATTAATCCTTTTTGTTGTTTATATTTTCTTAATTCCATCATTGTTGCCTGGTCAGCGTTATCAACATAGACTTTACGACAGAAGCCCCACTTATCTTTACAGTAATCTAAAAAGTTATGTAATTTTACTGCGACATCTGAAGGTGCTATTTTACTGTTGTTAAAGTCTTTGTTGTTATAAGTTTTCTCTTCAAGTGCTATCAGTTCACCGTCTGTTGTGATACCTTGAAAGATAAATGATATCGTATCTTCAGTCTTATCTGAGTAAGATGTATCGACACCACAAGAATAACGAATAAATGTTTTAGTCCTTGCTATATCTTCAGTTATAACGTTTGATTTTCTATCAAACATACTGAATACTAAACCTTCCGCACGTCCTCTTAATCCTTGAATTTTGTTCTTATAAAGTTTTGTACCAACCGCAACTGTATTTTTAATCTTTTCTTTCTTCTCCTCTGATAAACCATAATTATGATCAAAAGAAAAAAACCAGTAAGTCCAATTAGCTTGCTCTGGTTCAATTAACATTTCTCTTATTTCCTGCGGTGTATCATATTCATATTTAGGTAAGGCTCTAAACCTATTTATATACCTTGAATAGATAGGAAGTGTAGGGTCATCTGGATTCATTGTACACATCCAATAATCACATCGCATAGTTGCTTCTTGTACAAAATCGATATCAGCTGTATTTATTTCATCGATAAAACCACAACCGAATTGTGAACCTAACGCTTTTTCCCATTTATCTCTTGAAGAGTAACCTAAAATAAATATAATCTTCTCACCGCTAGGAGTATCGTATTTGATATGCGGTATTTTATAGTTAGCATCACCATTACCTCGATATATTATGTATTCTTCAAATATATCAGTAATTCCTAAGTCTGATTGAATTATATTCTTCTCAGCATCTCCGACAGACTTCGCACTAATGAAATGTAATTTTTGTTTACTTTGTGCAACTTTCAACATGAATTTAACAACACCTACAGTAGTTTTTCCTGCTGCTGTTGTTCCTTCTAGTGCTTCCGCTTCTGCTTTATGCTTTAAGAAATATTTATACTTCGGAGATAACACAATGTTATTCATCGTCTTTCTCCTCTAGTTGAGTTAGGATACTTTCAAGTTTACTATTTGTAGTAACGTTCATTTCAATTTTTTCAGAGGTTAGTCCGTATCTTTTTGCTAACTCAACCGCAGCACTTTTCCTTGTTGCTGCATTAGGTTTAATCTCTATAATTTGTTGTGCTCCGTTTCCTATCCCTAATGCATAAGGCTCAAGTATTTCACCACGCATTACAGATGTGAAAAATTGTAACACTTCATCTTGATCAGCTATTTTTTTTGAACTCAATTCTGACAGACGTTCATCGATGTACGCTTTTACACCTACATTTCCCAACAATTTATGAGATTGTTTTTTTGCATAATTATCAGAATAACCTGCACTTATCGCTGATTTATAAACATTCCCACTAATGATGTACTCATCAGCGAATTTTTGTTGTTTTAAATTTAACTTTGCCAATTTTCCACCATCCTTTCTTGACAAATAAAAAAAGACAGTCGTTAAACTGTCTCGAAATTATATATGGTAAGCGATTTTAGGTAAGTAGCATAAAACATCTTACGTACACAAAAAACTAGTTTCAAATTTAAAAGGAAGAAAATTATCATCAGTATCATCTTACCTAAAATCTTATACTACCATTATACGGCTTTTGTTACCGCCATTCAATAGAGTTTCTCCGCCAATTACCGCCAATTAGATTTTTATTGAGAAAATACCGTGAGAATTTAGTCTTTGACATGTTCTAGTTGAGATATTCATTTTATATTTTATAGTCTCTTCATCCAAACAATCATAATATCTGTAAAACATGTAAAGTCTGCATTTATCGTCTTTTATTTTATTCAAAACACCTCTAGTAATAATTTTCACATCCATTAATTCAGTGGTATTGTCATAAATCTCTTTTTCCAACTCAATAATCTTACACACTATTATTTCCTGTTGACTTACATTACTACCGCTTGTTTTAAAATCTTCTTTGGTATAATCAGTAATTTTAATAGATTTTTTCATCTCAGCTAATTCTTTTAGCTCGTCCATATTTCTTTTAATATGACTTCTAATTGAATTTATTTTATTTAAGAAATTTTTTCGCTTATAATACTCATCGTTACTCAATTTTCTTTGCATACACATCTCCTATTATCAGTATTTTATCGTTGATGTCACATAAATCAACCGTTAATTGTTTAAATTCAACAACAAATTTTCCTTTAGTGAACTTTACTTCACCGATTAATTGTTCATCATATTTAACAATATTATTTTCAAATATCATATTCCCCCACATATCTTTTAGTTCGCTGCAACGTAAAATCGTAAAGTGTTTAGTTTTAATATTTCCGTATGGACGTACTTCTAACTCAATTTCTTTAGTTTTAAAATTGTATTTAACCACAGATTTTACACCTTGAGTGGGAGTATAAGCTTTTAGATCATACATAGTGGTTTACTCCTTGCCCCATTTGAAATATATAGTAACATAATGTGTTTTATTTAAATATTGATAAGGATTTACCTCTATTTTTTCCACTTTCCAACCCCATTTTATTAACTTATTCATTTCTTTAGCTACTGTGACTATCAATTCTTCATCTGGCACATCAACCCCTGGTACTATTGATATATGAATTATATTTTTACCTCCTCTTGACGGGCTTTGTATTTTTAGAATTTTATATTTTATAAATCTTATTAATCTTTCTAACATCTTACTTCCTCCTATTATATCTCTTTACATTCAATGTTGCTCACATCCATAAGATTAATTTTTATACCCCTTAAGTCATATTCGAAATACATTATTTCATCGTTTCTTTTTGCCATATCGAAATACCAAAGTAATTTCTTTGTTGTTTCTACATCAAAAACATATATTGTTTTTTCTCCGTTTTTGAAATTAATTGTAATTTTGTATAATCTCATTAGAAAAGCACCTCTTTAATTTCATCTCCGAACTCTTCAATGAATTGTTCTGCAATTTCCTCTGATTTGAAATAAGGTAGTTTAGATAAAAAATTTACACAAGAATAAGATTTCACATAGAATTTTTCACAATAATCATACGTCACTGCATGATTATATTTGCTAAAATCTCCCCAATCAGGCTTCCATCCTCCATTATATTTCTTCCCCCAATCCTTCAGTTTTTTTATTAATATACGTT